TAATGGAACGATTTTGGATTGGTCGATACCTTGATAAACTGGGAACTCTTGGTCTTCGAATACCGCCTCAGATACAAGCACTTTCTCTACCCACTCTTCTTTAGCTTCTTGGATTACATTTCCTTCTTCATCTAAGATAGCCTCTTCAGCAGGGTGAATAACATCTTCGTAAACCGCAGGAGATGCTTCAACAGAACGAATCTCAGTAGCATCTTTTTCTCCTGTTACCGCTTCAGGTACTACCTCAGCAAGTTCGTGTGCTAAGAAACCATCTACTCTTTTGCCAGTTGACTTCCAAGCGAAGTTAATAGGTTTTAAAGCATCTACTCTGTCTAAAGCACCTTCCATAGCAACCCAGTCTTCTTTCAAACGATAATCAGAAGAAGTGTTGTAAGCAGTTGCGGAAGCGGTTACAGATATAGAGCCAACTCCAGAGCCAGCTTTATAAAAAGCAATAGCACCGCCATCTGTTCCGTTTCTATTTATAGCAAGAACAACATTATCGGTGTAGCTCATATTTGAACCAAGATTCGACAAGCTAACACCATCTGTTGTATATGTGCCAACGTTTTTACCAACAAAAACATCACCCCCACTCGTGATACGCATTCTTTCTGTTAAAGCACCAGCATTTGCATTAGTACTAAATCCTATGTAACTATCATCCGAGCCTGCACCAGACCCCTCTACTCCAAGAGATATTTTAGAATTAGCACCTACTCCATTTGTAAACTCAATAGCCGCACCACCATCACTATTGTTATATAGCTTCATAGAAGTAGAGTCTAAATCTGTAGTTGCAGCAACATCATTTCTAACATATAACTTATGGGTTGGTGTTCCTCCTATCCCAACATTACCTGAAGAATCGATACGCACTGCTTCTATACCACCATTAGTAGCGAATACCAATCCCATACCACTACCAGTGTCAATTTGTGAATATAGATTTGCTGAACCAAAGTTTGGATTAATAAGAACAGATTTGCCACTTCTTGTCAATGTAGTTAAACCAACCACCTCTAAATTAGTAGCAGGACTCGCAGTTCCTATCCCTACAAAACCCGAAGCATCGATACGCATTCTTTCTGTGTTGTTAGTACCAAACAGCAAAGGTTGAGAATATTGCACATACAATCTTGCGTCAGAACTTGTTTGTTGTAAATAACTAAAATTACCTCCGCTCTCTTGATTTTTTATTACACCATTACCTGTTAATTGTAATTCACCGCTTGATGTGATACGCATTCTTTCTAAAGCATCAAGAGAAGGGTCTGTTCCATCTGTATCGTTTGTTTTAAATACAATATCTCCCTTGTACCAAGCACTTGAATTAGTAACAAAATCAATAGATGCCATCTCAGCACCATTGTTACCATAATCTCTTGCTTGAGATATTAATCTTGCTATTGTTGCACCTGCCACCCCGTCGGCAGCACTATTTGTAAAAATAACATTCTGCTCTCCTCCTTGAAGATGTAAATCACCATATATATTCGCAGTTCCTATCCCAACATTACCTGAAGCATCGATACGCATTCTTTCTGTGTCAAATGTACCTAATATAATTGGTATTGGACTTGCAGTCCTTAAATAAGCTGCTGCACTTGTTGCGTAGAGATAAGCCTCGTCGGTAGAATTTCCAAGTTTAATTCCACTTCCAGTTGAACCTTTTATATCTAATGTTGGATAACCGACACCATAACTAACTGGAATAGTTCCTATACCAACATTCCCAGAAGAATCTATACGCATTCTTTCTGTTCCTGAAGCGCCTGTATAAAAAACAATATTGCTATTGTTTTGATTGTATATTAAAGCATCCCCTGAAGTATCTCCTGCTATACCAAAAAATAAAGATGAATTATAGTCATTTTTAAATCTAATGTTAGTGCCTTTTGATGCTCCTGTATGTTTTAAATCAAGTATAGTATTTCCACCTGTTAAAGACGATTCTCCTATCCCTACATTACCGCTTCTGTTTCCAGCAAACAAAACAGTTGATGGAGTAGCACCACCTCCTGCTCCAATTAAAATAGAAAATGTATCTGTTAATCCATCCATTTTCAAGTCCAAAGGATGTTTTGCACCCGCTCCATCTGAACCTGTTATTCTAATTGTTGATGATTGATTTATACCTCCAACTAAAACTTCCAAATTTTTATCAGGAGTCGCAACTCCTATCCCAACTCTATTGTTAGAAGAGTCTACAACAAGAGTAGTAGTGTCAAATGTAGCATTGCCTGATACATTTAAAGAACTTGCGTTGATATTTCCACCAGTAATACTTCCACTTACGTTCAAATTACCAGTAACATTTGCTGACACACTATCAATAGTCACTATGTCGGTTGAATTAACACCCAAAAACATCTTGTTTGAGTTGTGGTCATACTTAACATAGCCTCTATATCTTTCATTACCAGTAGTACCATTGGCAAAGTAGATATTTCCAGTAGAAGTAGTAGGAGAAACAATGGTCATTCCCTGATTTGCAGCAGCACCAGTATTACCAATAACAAGAAGGTTAGCATCAGAACTAAATAAAGAAGCAATACTACCACCCACTGCTATTTTTCCGTTAGCTAAAGAGATGTTTCCATCTATGGAAGTATAATTACCCGCAACAAATAAGGTGCTTTGTGCGTAAAGTGCGTTATATACAGAAGTTTGATTATCAGATATATTAAATCTTGCAGAGACACCAGTATAAACAGTTACTGCATTAGTATCAAAATTTATATATGTATCTGTATCGCCTAAGTGAGCTATGTTTGAAGCCGCATATATTGTTCCAGTAACATCTAAATCACCACTAACACTCGCAGCAGAAGTAGACAAACTAAGAGATGAGTTATTACCTAAACCATCTGTAATCGTTCTTAAAGTTCCATCTAACGGTTCGTTATCTGTGGTCTTTAATAAACTATCGTATGTATTTTTAATTTTAGTTCCTGTAAGAGAAGCCATATATTTTTATTTTAGTTGTCCCAGTATCCTATTTTGTTGTTCACCTCTTTAATCGCATCTTCAGTAGATGTACTTGTAAGCGTTGTCCCTGCGTTATTAAAGTAAACTAAACTTCCCTGCATTTGTACTTGAAGGCTTGTCCAATCACTTCCATTCCATCGGTATAATCCTGCTAACTTTCTGAATCCTATCACACCCGTTGTTTGTCTCACAAGGTATATATCACCTTCAAATAAGTCAGTAAGATTCGCTAAGTCTGCATAAGTAGCTACTTCTCCATCTACTATATTGTTTGTTAAATAAACAGATCCCCATCCGATATTATTTCTGCTCATTTTTTATTTTGCTTTAAAAATTGAATCAGTTTTTGAATGTTGCTTTGTTTTGGTTTATAGCTTACAGAACCCATCCGTTGAATGTTGCATCCTTGTCTGGGTAAATATCATTGTTTGTGTTTGAATAATACTCAGGGAATAAGGATTGGTTAAACGACATATAATCAATGAATCTTCTCGTGTACCACTCTGCTTTGTCTCTGTACTTTTGAACCAAGAAATCTACCTCCTCTTTAGAAGCACTCTCAGCATTCTCAGAAACGTGTTTGTAGATACCTCCGTTTTTAACCTGATAAGCAGCAAATGGTAAATAGTCCACCAAAGCATAATAGATCAACATAGGTTGAATGTAATCATTAACCAAAGTCAAGTAATTACCACTCAATGTACCCGCAATAATATCCGCAGAAATTTTGTTGTATAAGTCAGTACCTAAATAATTCTGAACGTGAATCTGTTGAGCATCCTTAATGTTCTGTATAAACAAATCAGTATCAACATTTCCATTGATAATAGAATTGCGTACTAAATCTTCTCTCTTAATAAATAACGCTACTGCCATACTAACTTGGATAAGCACCATTACGAGGCATATCTATTGGAGCGATAGCCACCTCTTTAGGTTGTTTGTTAATCTTAAAACCTTGTCTAACTGCTTCGTTTACATTTACGAATCTTGTTCCGAACAAAGCATCTCCTGCGTAAGGTTCTCCATTTGCTTTTAATTTCTTCTTGTAGATTCTTCTCTCCCATCTATGATAGCAGTTTACTCCACCCTTGTATTTAAACAAAGAGTAGTTTTGACCATTGTGTCCGAACTTGTTGTTCACCCCATTGAAAGACATCATATCAATATCCTCTTTGCGGTATAACTTATCAGCATCTAACATACGAACACAAAATGGTCTTGATTCTCCTTCTGGTATCCTATCAGTTCCTTTTACGTATTTGTATCTTACTTTCCAAATATCTCCATCTAAAGAAGATTTCTGATTAGCGGATAACTCCTCACGCATAAGTCCATTTAAATAACCTTCAACATCAAAACCCTCTGGTTCATCTTCGGTGTCTTGAGCATCTACAAGTTCGTATTCAGCATCCTCAGCTTCTCCTAACTCCTCAATCATTGCCCAAATCTCTTGCGCTAACTCATCGTTTAGAAAAGGTCTTTTATCAGAACTCATCTTAACACCAGTTTCTTCTTCTCGTGTCTCAGAATCTATCACGTTCTCTAAGTCGGTAAACTCTAAAGGTTGAAGCGTTTTAAAGTACAAATTAAGAGCGATATTGTTGTAAGATAATATCTCATCAAAGGCATCTATCAAAAGTGTCTGAAATGGTCTAATAACGGTGTTATCCATCAATGTAGAAGCAGTCTTTAA